CCCCCGGCCTCCTCGGATGGCGCGGGGGCGCTTTCGTCAGTGCGCGCGATTCTACAGATACAAGCGCGAAATGCAAGCTTGGGGGCGGTCGTGTGATGCCGTGCGGCGTCTGCTCTCGGAAGATAACCGCGCGGCTCCGGCCCGCCCCGAGCTGCACTCTAGCCACAAGGGGTCACATCGGGGTCATGCGGCCCCATCGCAGGATCATGGCGCTTCTGTGGTTCTAAGCCAAAAGAGCACCACGGGGTCACGCTCCCATTTGGCTCTATAGCTGGAGAAACGCGCTTCCCAAGCTGAGGGCCGTGGGTTCGATCCCCATCACCCGCTCTCGAAAAGCCCAGCAAACGAGCACATTCGATTTTCCGGGTTGGCAATGGGGTCACACGAAAAGGGCAAAGGGGTCACATGGGGTCACACCGCGCCTGTAGCCCCCCATAAGGACGGGCGCCCCGAAGGACGCCCGTCTGTCCGACCGACTGGGAGGGACGGCTGGAGACTAGCTCTCCTCGACGACGCCGAAACGATGCACAGCCAGCAGCCGTTCGACCTCGTCCTGCTCGCGCTCGTCCGCCCAGGGGCGGGCGTAGTTCGCGTCGTACACCTCCGGCGTGTGGCCGAGGATGCCCGAGGCGACCTGGCGCTCGATCCCGGCCGCGGCGAACACGCACGCCGCCGTTCGGCGCAGATCCTTCGGCGTGATCCTGCCGACGCCCGAGCGCTCGCCCGAGCGGGCGATCGAGCGGCAGACCGTCGCGCCGTCGATCGGCCGGACGCCGGGCGCCTCCAGCGCCGAGAACAGGAACAGGCTGCCCTCCGGCTCGCGGCTCGACTGGAAGACCAGCTCGTCGCGCAGCCGCGGCAGGATCGGGATCACCCGGTGCGAGCGCTTGAACACGCCGAGCCGCTCCTCCTTGCGCCTGCCGTAGCGGGGCTGCTCGCCCCTCCGCAGCGGCAGCAGCTGCTCGGCGAGCAGGATCCGCTTGCCGTCGACGTCGCCCGGACGCAGCCCGCAGGCCTCGCGTAGTCGCATGCCGGTGTAGGCGAGGCAGGTGGTGAGGCCGACGAAGTGCTCCTCATGCGAGCGCATGTAGTCGAGCAGGCAGACCAGCTCGTCGTCGCGCAGGATCGTCTCGTTCGCCCGCTCGACGTACGAGCGCCGCGGCTGCTGCCGCGGACGATCGTCGCGCGGGACGCGGTCGCACGGATTGAGCGCGATGTACTCCTGCTCGAAGGCGAAGCGCAGCAGGTTGCGTAGGACGTTCCAGGCGTTGTTGATCGTGAAGCCCGCCATCGTCTCGCCGCCGCGTCCCGGCTTGTCGCGCATGAAGTCGAGCCAGGCGATCAGCTCGCGGTGGCCGATGTCCTTGACTCGGCAGTTGCCGAAGTAGGGCTGGACGTGGTTTGTCCAGTCGCCGCGATAGTTGCGCAGCGTGCCCTCGGCGAGTTGGCCGCGCTCGACGCGCTTGTCCATCCGCTCGAACATCTCCTCGGCGAGGTCGTCGAGCCGCAGGTCGCCCTTCGGGACGACGATCTTCCCGGCCTCGGCCTCGACGCTGAGCGCGCCCCACCACTTCAGGGCGTCCTCGTCACAGGTCACGCCCTTTAGGGTGGTCGTGCGCTGCTTGACGCTGCCGTCGGGGAGACGGGTGACCTGCCTGAACTCGTACACCTCGCCGCTCGCCGTCATGCGAGCGCGGAGGTTCGGCGCGATCGTGCGCCGATCACCAGCAGCCATGATTACTCCTCTCGGTTGGGAAGACCCAGGGTCACACCCTAAGCTGAAGGCAGGGTAGCAGAGTCGATCTCGGCTTCGAGCGCCGCCCGGTCGACGTAGACCCGGCCCGCGTACAGCCTGCCGGGCAGCTTGCCCTGACGGACGCGCGCGCTGACCGAGTCGGTCTTGATGCCGAGCAGCTCGCCCGCTTCCTTGGCGGTGATCCAGCGGAACAGCTTCGACTCGGTGCGCTCGCGGATCGCCAGCTCCTCGCGGACGATCTCCAGGATGACGGCTTCGAGCGCGCCCGCCAGCTCGGCCATCGGGTAGGGCTTCACCTGCCTGATCGGTTGAGCGCTCATGTTGCACGATCTTTTCGCAGACGTCGAGCAACCTCGTTACCGAGTTCGAGTTTGAAATCCTTTTCTGCTGCTACCGCTCTAAATCCCTCTGCGAACGTTCTATTTTGTTTCACTTTTTTTTGATTCTTCGCGGTAAGTTTCTGCTCTTTCACGCTTAGCTCCTTCCGCGGGTTCCATCGGATGGGGTGACAGGTAGTCTCGGTGCGAGGCGCACTGCCCCCCCGGCTGGGGAGGACAGTATGCCCATCGGACGGGTATGACATAGGTGAGTCCGTATGCGTGGGCGACGCAGCTCAAACGCGCTCAGGTCTGCCGTTACCGCTCGCTGCGCCCTGCCCTGGCTTACGCCAACAGGACGGGGTCATCAAAGATGAAATCTGAGAAGAAAAGAAGAGAGGTAGCAACCTGGCGCATTCCTGCTAACGGGCGCGCAGCCCCGATCGTTCACGATATGAAGGCCCGTGAGCCTCGGGTTGCTTCGGCTCCTTCGCGGGCTTGTTGTTATCTCGTCCGATAGTCACCTCCACCGTTCTCGTGGGTGGCGCGCGCGTACTGGCGCGCGAAGGTGTGCAGGTTCGTCTGGCCCTCGTGCTGCGCCAACTCGTGCATGGCGCGCATGAGCACGCGCTCGCGCTGGATCAGCTTGGCGCGCAGGTCGTGGTTGACCTCGTGCAGGTGCGCGATCGTCGCGTTCAGGTGGCGCTGGTGGAGCAGGAAGCGCTGCAGGGTTTCGAGCGGCATCACGATCCGGCCGTTGTAGACCCCGATGCGCGCGCGAGCCTGCGCAGCAGTTCGTCCCGCTCGGCCCTCCACGCCTGCTGCCGCAGCTTCCAGTTCGCGTGCACTAACCTCGCTTGCTGTAAGCGCCGTTTCAGGTTGACGATCGTCACCTTCAGCGCGACGATCTCGGCTTCGGCCTCTGCGAGCCTCGCGGCCTGCTGCTCGGTGAGCTGGTAGAGAGCCTGGTTCCACGGCGGGCTATCCATCGAGCAGGTCGAGGAGGTCGGCGAGCGGCAGCACGGCCATCCACTGCTCGTTCGAGCGGCGGTAGCAGACGACCGGCGGCACGCCCTCGGGCGCCTCGTCCATCGCCTGGCGCGTCCACTCGACGATGCGCAGGCGCTCCTGGCGCTTGATCTCCAGGTGCAGGGCGAGCAGCGATCCCTCCGGCGGCAGCCGGGTCGCCATGTGGTCGCCCTGGGCTTCGAGGCCGCGTACCGTCCAGCCGTGGGCGGCGAAGAGCTTCTTCGCCTCCAGCTCGCCGCCCTGGCCCTTCGCGCGCCTGCCCTTGTAGGAGAGGCTCACGCGGTCAGCTCCAGCCGTGGAGGCCAGTCGAGCAGGTCGAGCGCGTTCAGCCGCGCGGCGAGCGCGCGCGCGTGCAGCTCACCCGAGTAGCCGGTGAAGTGAGCGACCTCCTGGTAGCAGAAGGCCGAGTCGTGGACGTACCAGAAGGTCTTCTCCTTCAGCCCGAAGCCCGCCGATCCGTACTTGCCGATCGGGAAGCCGGTGACCGAGCCGACGCTGAAGCGCGGCGTCATCCGCCGACGCCCCTGAGACTGTCGGCGAAGGCGCGCTTGTCCTGGTGGGCGTGGTAGAGCGCCGGGACGATCACGAAGTAGCGGCCGGTCCGGTTCGGCTCGACGCCGAGGATCAGCGCGAGGTCGTCGACGAGCGTGTCGAGCACGGCGGCGCCGTCCTCGTCGTCGTCGGGCACGAGCACCGTCCAGGTCTTGCGTGCCCGCCCGGCCGGTGTAAGGCGGGCACGCTTGACGTGCCCACAGGTCGGGCACACCTCGGGTTCGGGTAGCGAGTCGCGTTCGGCGACTGCGAAAGCCTCTGGCGTGAGTGGCTGCGGCTCGATCGGTGCGAGCGCCCGGAACGAGTAGCCGGTCAGCGTCTGCTGCGCGACGCACCACATCCACGTCCAGTCGTAGTCGTCGCCCTCGATCCTGATCGCGGCCTTGTGGCCTCCGATCGAGCCGGTGAGGTCATCGTGGCAGCGCGGGCAGACGCCGGTCTTGTTCTGGTAGACGGCGCCCTTGATCTCGACCCAGTCGCAGGCCTTGCCGAGGCGCTGGTCGGAGCGCCTGAAGATGTGATGGACGTGCTCGGCGAAGCGGTTGCAGCCTGGGTTCGAGCAGCGTGTCGAGACCTTGTAGGCTGGCCCGTCGACGCCGCGCACGCGCGGCCCGTCCCAGGGCGAGAGCGTCACTCGCCCGGCCCCGGCGGGTCGTAGAGCAGCCAGGTGTTGCAGCGCGGGCAGCGTTTCGACCGCGGCGGGCAGCGCTTCCAGCACTTCGGGCAGGTCGGCTGGAACTCGCCGGTCACAGAAGCGTCCCCTGACCCGCCGTATCCGTACCTCGCCGGGCGAAGCAGCGCTCGCAGAGCACGCGCCCGGTTTCGTGCCTCGCGACGAGCGCGTTCAGTCCGCCACCGGCACGTTGCCTGCGCGCCCAGCCCGCCATCTCGACGACCACGCGCGGCGAAGCGGCATTCACGTTCTCGCCGCACTGCGCACATGGTTCGACGGGCTTCATCGCTCAACCGCGATCCTTCGACCAGTGGTAGAGGTCGAGCACCCAGCTCGCGACGAGCAGGAAGACGACCGCGCCCCCCGCGAAGAGGAGGAAGACGATCGCGATCGTCTCCAGTGCGTTCATGTGCTCGGCCAGGCCGGGCAGCCCGCCCGGAAGCTGCAGTAATCACAGGCCCAGATGTGGAAGCGTCCGCGCGTCGGCCAGGGGTTGTCCGGCCCGAAGGCGTGCAGGTAGTGGAGCGCGTCGTACATGATCGTGCGCACCGTGTAGGCGAGCGCGTCGATCTCGGCCTGCGAGGGGTTGTAGTAGAGATCCTCGCTCTCCAGCGGCGTCACGATCGAGACCTTGTGATCCTTCTGGGTGCAGGCCATCGTGTGGAACTCGACCGGCAGTCCGGTCGCGAACGAGTAGATCGCGCCCTGGATCAGCCAGCTCGACTTCGGCTTGGTCGTGCGCTGTTTGCCGGTCTTCAGGTCGATCGCGCGGTCGGCGGTGAGGATGTCGTAGCGACCCTGCACCTTGACCGGCAAGCCCATCGGTACCGAGAAGCTGCCCTCGACGTCGATCGGCTGGATCTTCGCGGCCTCGCGGTTGTGATACTCGCCGAGCATCAGCCGTCCGCGCGTCTTCGCGTCCTCGTAGGAGGTATCCCAGACGATCTCCTGGCCGACCTTTTCCTCTTCCTCGCCGACGACCAGCATGAAGATCTCGTCGTCGTAGCGCTCGACTACCTCGGCGATCGGCAGGTCGACGTGGCTCGTGATCTTCTGCTGCATGTTCCACTCGATCCCACGGTGGACGGCGGTGCCGATCAGCGGCATCTCGGCGGGCAGCTCGGGCTTGCCGAGGATGTAGCGCTGCCTCCCCTGTTCGGGGCAGTCGGCGAACTTGTTCGCCATCGACGGGCTGACGTGATCCATGCGCGGGAAGCGCCCCAGGTCGAACCAGTCGCCGTCCAGCTCGCGCAGCAGCGTGAGCTGGTCGCGGGTGATCGCGAGGCTCACGCGAGCGCCTCCCAGAGGCTCTCTCCTGAGACGGGGATCGGGTCTATCCAGCAGTCGTACTCGATCGTTCCGCCGCGTCCCGCGCGGTAGTAGGCGCCCGGAGGGTGTTCGGCGAGCGCGCGCCCGATGTTGCGCGGCGAGTAGGGTCGTCCGCCCTGGGCGAGCAGCCATTCGGCCAGCTCGGCGTTGTCGGTCAGGCAGAAGACGCGCTCGCTCTGCATCCGGTAGACGCGCCCGCCGCGATCTCGGATCTCGGCGAGCAGCTCGTCGGCCGTCTGCGTTTGGCCGAGCTGGAACAGGAGCTTCTCGACGGTCACTAAAAGGGTATGTCGTCGCTGTCGTCGGGCATCGTCGGGTCGCTGTAGGCGCCCGGCGACGTGCCAGGCAGTGGTTCCAGCGAGTTCGGGTCGGGCAGCGGCGTTAGGTAGATCCGGCGCGCGAACTCGTAGGAGAGCGCCCAGATGAAGGGGAAGTCGGCCTGCTGGCGCGGCAGGTGCGGCGCGAGCGCCACGGCGCGCTCGCTGCCGACCGAGAGCGCGATCCGCCACGCCTCGTCGGGCGCGGTCTGCGGTCTCGTCGCGACGGTGCGCGTGATGCCGTCGTCGCCGTTCGATGCCGTCTCGGTGACCGGCGTCCCGCCGTAGTAGTAGTAGTTGTTGAAGAAGCCGCCCTGGGGGTTCGGCTTCTGCCGGTGGACGTAGTTGACCTTGATCAGGACGCCGTCGGTCTTGAAGCGTCCCATCTCGCGGCCCTGCGGCTCGCGGTTGGTCGAGAGCTTTTTCGGCTGGCCGTCGGTCTGGGCTGTGTACCAGCCGTTGTCGTCCAGCTCGACGTTCGTAATGCGGAGAGGATCGCTCTCCTGGATTTCCAGCTCGGGCATTGCCGCCTCCTTAGAGATCAGGAGGTCAGAGTCGGCTAAAGTTTCCCCCGCCGCAAGTCCCGCGCTAGACGTTCATGGCGCTATTTCGGTCTATGACCAAACGAGGTGCAAGTCAACCCCACAATAGCGCCATGTCGATGCGAAAAAGTTCGCTATTTGCGGGAAAAACTTAGGGCCAGATAGTTGACGTTGACAACGATGACAAATCTTGGCGAACGAGTGCAGCGGGTGCGGCTTCTGCTCGACACGCTCGACGATCCTTATCCGCGCCCGGCGAGCGCGCTGCGGTCCGACTCGGGTCCCGCAGCGGGCGCGTACGTGCCCTGTGAGACGTGCAGGAGGCGCGGAGAAGTCCGCGTAGCCGGAGGTTGGCAACTGTGCCTCCTCTGCGACGGCAGGGGCTGGAAACGTCGCGAGAGCGGCGAGGAGCCGTGGGACGGCTACATCGAGCTGCCGCTCGCGCAGGCAACGGAGCTGCCGGTGCCGATCGCGCCGCGCGCCCCGGCGCCGACCGGCGTCGAGGAGAGCTTCGCCTGGGAGCGCGAGCGCGCCCGCTACGACCGCCACGGCGCCTACGTCGAGTTGCGGCGCCAGCTCGACCGGCTCGCCCGTCGGCACACGCGCCGGTACTGGCTCGTGCGCAGCGTGCTGGTCGAGCACATGCCGATCGAGCTGGAGCCGCGCTCGCGCGTCGAGGTCGACCTCGGCGTCCTTCAGCTCGCGCTCTGGATGCGGAGCGTCAAGGTGCCGGGCTGGCTGATCGAGCGCACGAAGGCGAGTGAACGGAGCGAGACCATCGTTGAGCTGGCGTCATCTGGAATGAGCGCGGGTGAGATCGCAAGACGTACCGGCATCCCCAAGGGCACGGTGCGCAAGCGGTTGTGGCAGGCAAAAGCTGTTAGGATCGAGTCGCCTGGGTCCCCGTTCGTGCGGGTGTCAAAGGGAAGAGATGAGCGAGAGCCTGTCCGAGTTTAGGAGCGAGGATCAGCGAGCCGCTCGTCGCAGATACCTAGCCGAGAACTTGCTCGGTCAGAATCTTCGCATTGGCGAGATCGTCAGAATCACGGGCATCCCCAAGCGCAAGGTGCGATCTTGGGCTAAGCAGCGCACGATGAGGGAGCGTCGCGAGATGCTCTGTCGAGAGGCCCATCGTCGTCTATGTCTCCACGAGTTGCGTTCGTTGTCGGGCGAGGCATTGCGTCGTCGAAGCGCCGCGGCGGTACGTCGCGTGTACGCCTATGGCGGCGAAGTTCAGGGTCGTGTCGATCTCGGATTCGTGATCGAGCGTGATGCGGCCATCTGTCACATCTGCAGTGAGCCGGTCGAACCAGCCGAGCTGGCTTTCGATCACGTCGTGCCGCTCGTGCATGGCGGCAAGCATGTGGCTGCGAACGTGCGACTCGCTCACGCGCGCTGCAACAGCGCGAAGGGCGCGCGTCTCTGACGGGCGCAGCCTGCTCCTCCTCGGTGTGGAAAACGGGGAGCGTAGCTCCCCGCTGTTACTTGTGGCCCTGGTCGAAGCAGCCGACGCACAGGTAGCGCTTGCCGGTCTTCGATCGGCAGTAGGTCTTCTCGCCGCAGGCGGCGCAGATGGTGAACTTGGCCCACGGCCCCCAGCTCTCCCAGAGCGCGCGGGCGATGGCCTCCATCTTCGTCATGGCTGCCGCCTCGCGCGGACGATCGTCGCGGCGATCAGCGCGGCGATCAGCGCGACGGGCGAGGCGACGGTGTTGCCGACGCCGAGCAGGTGCAGCGGCGCGTAGGCCGCGAGACCTGCGGCGATGAAGGTGAACATGATCACGGCATCCTCCTTGGTTGGGAAAACGCCCCTGGAGGGGCGTTGCTAACGCCTGTGGCGTCGACGCGGTACGGCGGGTGCGTCGAGCTTGTCGAGCAGTCGCGCTACGACGTTCGCTTCGTAGTCGAGTTCGTGCTTGTCCTCCCAGGGCGGGGTTTCTGCCTGCTGTTCCTCGATTCGTAGGGCCGCGTCCTGGAGCAGGTGGAGCAGCACGGGGCGTTCCCAGGCGTTGATGTAGATGCTCTTGCCGTTCATTTGGGTTTTCCTCCTTGGTTGGGAAAGACGCCTCTCCTAGGAGAGGCGCGTGAGCGCTGCGTGCCAGCGCTCGGTGACGGCGCTGCCGTCGTAGTAGACGTCGTCCTCGCGGGCCTTGCTGCCGTCCCAGGCGAAGTAGGCGTCGTCGAGCAGCTCCCGCCAGCTCGACCAGCCGTTCGGCCAGGCGCCGCCGAAGGCCGCGAGCGTGCGCTCGACGGCCTCCAGCAGCGTGATCGGGTCGCCGCTTCGCTTCGCCCGTGAGAGTACGTTCTTCAGCCGAGGGATCTCGGCGTCGAGTGTGGTCACGGTTCAGAAGACGACGAGGTCTTCGTCGTAGACGCCGATCGGGTAACTCGTGCCGCACGGCTCGGGATGCCGGAACTCTTCCGGCTCGTCCGGGTCGAGCGCGCAGACCGCGACGTAGGTGTAGCGGCCACGCCCGTCCGTTTCCGGGTAGGTCAGTCGCTGCCGGATCTCGTAGCTGTGGTTGCCACAGCCGTCGCACTGCTCGCCGCCGATGAAGTCGCCGACCATGTCGGCGAGGTCGTCGTAGCACTCGGCTACGAAGTGCGGCGGGTCGATCTTGCGAGGCTGGAACGCTCGTACGGTGCTCATGTGGGGTCCTCCTTGGTTGGGAAGACGCTCCCTAACGGGAGCGTCGGAGTTGAGCTTTGACTCGCTCCGCTTTGGCAGCTCGGTCGGCCGTCCAGTCTTCGATCTCCTGGCGTAGCCAGAGCGGGCGACCGGCGACCATGATCGGCTCGGGTGTGCGGCCCTCGCGCCAGGCGAGCTTGAAGCCGTTCAGGCTCAGGCGGGCGAGCCTCGCCGCTTCGCCCTGGTCGATCAGCTCTTCGGGGTCGACGAGCATGGCTTCGGGCGGCGGTAGATGTAGGTCACTGGATCCTCCTTGTCGTAGGGAAGACGCCGAGCTAGTGCTCGGCGCTCGGTCTCGGCGCGTAGTGACCGACCTGGATGCCGAACTCGCGCCAGGCGATCTCGGCGTCCCTGATCAGCGTCGCGACGTGCGGGAACGACTGCATCCGCTCGAACGTGTGGCGGGCCGTGCTGAACTCGTTCTGGTTGTAGCGGCAGAGAGCCACGAAGTGGCTCCCGACCAGCACCGCCCAGATCTCAGGCTCGCCGTAGACGATGTGCCGGACGTAGTCCGGCGGCGTCTTCGTCGAGGTGTGGGTGCCGCTGACGACGACGTAGACGCTCTTCTCGGTCTCTGAGTTCATGGTGATCCTCCTTGGTTGGGAAGACGCCGCAGAGCGGCGTTGGTCATGCACGGACGTAGTAGGTGTGACCGCCCAGCTCGACCTCGGTGTAGTCGACCTTCAGCGCGTCGGCCGCGGCCTCCCAGTCGATGTGGGAGAGCGGCCACTGCATGTCGCGCCCGATCGCGCCGATGTCCTCGGCGAGGTCCTGCGCGTAGGTCACGAAGTAGTCCTCGCGGATCAGCGTGGCACCGTAGATCCAGTCCTCGATGCCGCTCTCGGCGACGACGCGCAGCTCTGCGAGCCGCTCGCGGTCGTCGGCGGTCAGCTCGTGGTCTTCCATCGCTTCCAGGTCGTCGATCTCCTTGATGAGATCGCGGCTGTCGATGATCTCGGACATGATTCCTCCTTGGTTGGGAAGACGGAGGCAAAGCCTCCGCTTTAGAGCGATGTGATCCGTGAGATGTCCTCGACCGTTTTCGCCTCGTTGGCGATCGCGGCAGCGAGCATCTCGCGGCCCTCCTGCTCGGCGTACTCGGAGCCGTAGAAGCCCCAGCACGAGTCGTAGGTCTCGCTGTCGGGTCCCTTGACGACGACGCCGTAGACGTCGCCTTCCAGGTACTGGCGCCACGTGGTCAGCTCGCCCCGCAGCGCCTCCGTGGCCCACTCGCGGGAGTGGTACTTCGGCTCCTCGCCGCATAGCTCGTTCAGGCGCCTGTGCGTTGTGTAGAGCACGCCGTTGGCGTTGTCGGTGCTCGTCTCGTAGACCGAGACTTGCGGTCCGTGCTCGGTGATCTGCACCGGGAGCACGGCGGCGACATCGTCGCCGAAGATCGATAGTGCCCGGATGAAGACTTCCCTCGTCCGATCGCCAAAGCGATCCCACTCGCCACGCTGCGACTCGCCGAAGGCGTAGTCCGTCGTGTGAACGAACGTCGCCAGGTTGTCCCACTCGTCCGGGGACATCGGCTCGATGTCCTGATGGATCTCGCACGTCCAGCCGTCCTGCTCGATGATCTCGACAGGGTCCATGATTCCTCCTTGGTTGGGAAGACGAGGGCGAAGCCCTCGCCGCTCAGACTGCTTTCGCAGCCTTCAGGAGCGCGGCGCCAACGGCGCCGAGGTTAGCCTGCCTCGGATCCATGATCCGAGCGGCGATCTTGTGAGTGCTCACAAGAGTCCTCCTTGGTTGGGAAAACGTCACCGTTAGGTGACGTGAAGCTTGCCGTCGTCGCCGACGTAGACGTCGGAGCTGCCGTACGCCTTGGCGGCGAGGGTCAGCCTCTGGCCGACCTCGTAGAGGTCGCCGCCGTAGTAGCGATCCCAGAAGCCAGCCCCGTGGCCGTTGCGCGTGAGCCAGAGATCGTGTCCCATCTGCTCCGCAGACCAGCCGGAGCGCCAGTCGACATCGCTGTCTTCGACAGCGTTGAGGAAGTTCTCGCAGTCCTCGATCATCGAGGCCTCGGCCTTGTCGCTCAGGTCCCAGGTCTCGTAGAGACCGTCGAGCGGCTCGCCGTCCTCATCGGTCGACGACCAGAGCGCGCACTGCATGTAGGCGATAACCATCGCCTGAAGCGTTGTCTCGGTGGACATGATTCCTCCTTGGTTGGGAAAACAGCGAGCTACAGCTCGCTGTCGGACTCGCCGCGGTCGAATGCCACGGTGTGGCATCCATACGGGCACATCCAGGCGTTCCAGCCGCCGTTGTCGCAGGTCTGCTGCTCTGCAGCATGCTCCCAGATGTCATCGGCGAGCGTTTCGGCGTCGAAAGACGCCGAGCGGTCGAGCGCCGCTTCGTAGTCATCGGCGTTGAAGTCGGCGATAGCGAAGCTAGGCTCGTCGCCGTAGCTCGTTGCCTGCCACTCGGACCAGATCACCCGTAGGGTGTCGAGGTCCAGCTCGCGCAGGTTCTGCTCGGCGTCGGCGTAAGCCTCGATCGTATGTGACCAGGACCAGGCCATCGAAATCCTCCTTGGTTGGGAAGACTGGGGTCATAGACCCCAGGTGCCGCTCTTGCAGATGCGAGCGGAGTTGTTCGGTCCGACGTAGTCGGCTCCGGCGAAGCGCAGCGGTCGACGACCGTCGCCATCGCTCTTGCGCACGATCTCGATCGTGACTCCGTCACGAATGAACCCGGCCGAGCGCAAGCTCTCCGAGCTGTCGTTCGCCGTGAAGCGAAGCTTGATCCGGTCGCCAGGTCTGACGACCTGCCAGATGCCCTCGCAATGCCAGAGGCTTGCGAAGCAAGACGTCACCTCGCGCGTCCGGCCGAAGTCGGTCCCGCCGTGCTCACCGTAAACGGTGACGCTGCCCTCGACGCCGATGTCGATGCGCCGATCGTCGACGAACGGGTCGCGCTCGCGCTCGGCGAACGTCGGCCGCTTGATCGCCCTGAGCTTGAACTCGTCCTCGGAGAGGACGGCGTAGACGTCATCGGCGAGCCGAAGCGCTGCGATGTCTGACTTCGTCAGACCGTCGATCGTTGTCTCGGTGGACATGATTCCTCCTTGGTTGGGAAAACGCCTCCGTTAGGAGGCGATGGCGAACAGTGCGAGCCGGAAGCGAGATCCACCGAGGGTGGATCCACAGCCCTCGCACGAGCGCCACGAGAAGTCGTCGATGCCCTCGCCGGTCTCGGAGTCGGTGTTATCGGCAAGGTCGAAGCCGTCGAGAAGTACCAACGGCTCGCGATCGCACGGGGTGTCAGACTCGCCAGCGAACCACTCGCCGTCGACTTCGACGGCCCCGTAGTGATGGGCGAAGTAGCAGTCGGTGCAGACCCAAGCGGTGCCGTAGTCCATGATTCCTCCTTGGTTGGGGAAGACGACGAGCTAGTGCTCGTCGTGTCGAAGGGCGGCAGCCAGGAACCGCTCGCGGTTGAAGCGAGGGTTACCACTGGCGAGCGCCGAGGCAAAAGCCTCGGCCAGAAGACGCCGAGACTCGCGCTCGACGCGAGGTGTTTCGGCGAGCACGGCGGCGATCAGGATGTAATCCTGCTTGGACATGAGTCCTCCTCGGTTGGGAAGACCGGAGCGAACAGCTCGCGAGCGCCCGTCAGCGCAAGCTTCGCTCCGTCGTTTCGGCTCGTCCCTCGTGCGATCGTGCTCGGCGCAGCCAGCGAGCTGCAAGCAGCTCGCTCCCGCCGTCGCGAGTCATCAGTTCCACAAGCGCCGTGACCGTAGGTCACGAGGGTTCAAGGAGGAGGAATCCAGTCATCCAGCCGGGCAAGCTTCAGCTTGCCGCGCATGCAGCGCTAGGCTCCGGTCAGGTCGACTCGTGCTGCCATCAGTTCGGAGAACTGGGTCGTTCACATCGGCGAGGGTACGCAGCGGGGGAAGAGCCGTAGGCTCCCACAGCCCCCGGTTATTGCTCTCTTCACTTCGTGAACCTGCTGCCAGTTCCGCTTTTCCGTTCGACAGCCCTCGGCTGGATGACTCGCCTGCTGACTACGTCAGCTTCGGAGATCGCTCCACACTCACTTGGCTCCGGCCAGGCCGGTTCACCGCATGCAGGAGGGAATCCTCAACCGATCGGCGCCATGACGGTCTTCGACTGCGACCCGGCAAGCCATCGATCGGCAATGCGTTCGGCTCCCATCTAGCCACATCGGCCAGCCTTGTTGCGCCCCCCAAAGGTCTAGGATCGACCTGGACATTGGTCTAGGATCGGAGGTGACTATTGTCCGACGAAGTCGGCCTGCTGGCGCACGAGCAGGCGCCCACGGTCAGCGAAGCTGACCAGCCGAAGCGCGGGACACTGGCATGGCTGCAAGAGCAGGGCACGACCGAGCGTAACGGCGAAGCCGTTCCAGCCTGCCACCGGATCCCCATAGACGCCGTGCTCAGCGAGGACACGAGCAGCACGAAGTGCCGCGTCATCCTCGCGAGCGGCGAGCGCTGCCGCGGGACAAGGCTGAAAGCCTTCGGGCTGTGCATGGGTCACGCAGGCGGCGGGGGCGCGGCTGATCTCGAAGCCATGAGAGCAAGAGCCGCTGCAAAGCAGCGATCGTTGAAGGTGACAAGGCAGATACTCGGCATCGGTCCGTCACGGACCGGAAACCCGCGAGCAGCGGCCAGGATTCGCGCGCTTCAGCGCGCAAACGAGCTTGCGATGGCCGTCGTAGACGGCCCGCTTGACGCCGACATCGGACCGATCGAGAAGCAGTCAGCAGCGCTGAAAGCGCTGGATGCGACGTTTCCGATCCAGGCAACGACGGTGTCGTTGCAGCTCGGCGAGGAGACCGACATGGACGACATGTCGTGGAACGACATGCAGCAGCTCGCCGCCAGCTTGCTGAGCTGATGCTTGCATCAGGGATGGCTCAACCATGCGGCTTCAAGCGATGGGGTCACGGCGGGGTCACAGCCAGCATGGCTGGCTGGATGGTCGCGCGCGGCGAGCGCGCGAGCGTTCGGGAGAGTCCCCTACGGGGATCTCCCGGCGCGCGTTCGGTGGCTAATCGGCCAGCTTCGCTGGCGATTAGCCACCCCGCCGCGCTCGCGCGATCGACAGAATCTTGGCCGCGGACGCAACCCGCACGAGGCTGCAGCGAGGCTGCGGAAACCGAGAGGAGCGTTGTCTATGCTGAAGACATGTGAGCACTGCGGGGCCTCGTTCGAGGGTGCCCCACAGGCCAGGTTCTGCTCGGACGCACACCGCAAGGCGCACGCGAGAAGCCGGACGAAAGAGCAAGTCGGACTCGGACAAGCGGGACAGTCTGTCCGGGTCGAAGGGGTCGTCGAGGCCGACTTCACTCCGGGTGATTCGGCCCGGCGCCCGGGTACGTTGCGGGGCCTGATCGCCGCGGCGCGGAGAGGGGAGATTGTTCTCAGCGAGCGCGAGGAGCAAGCGGTCCGCAACCACTTCGGCTACGCGCGCTCGGAGACGAGGACGCTCTTGGAGCGCGACGCGGTGGCGAAACGAATCACGGGCTCCTCGGATCGACTGGTCGAGCTGCCGAAGGTCGTGGTTCGCTACCGGATGGACGGCACCCCGGTCGAGGAGCCTGTGGGGCCTGCCGGGCTGAGCCTGGTCGCGTTCCCGGTGCAGCGGGAGGGCGATCTCGCCCCGACCGCGGAGCAGCTCGCGAAGCTCGGGCGCTGACGGCTGGGCGAGCAGGCCCGTGAGGGTTGAGCGTCCTCCGGGGCCTGCTCGCCGAGCCGCCGAGGCTGGTGCCCTAGAACCCCGCTCACCCGCGCAGCGCCTCCAGCTCGGCGCAGGTCACGCAGACGTCCGTCTTGTCGCCGTCGGCCGTCTCGCTCAACTCGGAGACCTCGAAGCGATGGAAGCAGAGGCAGCACATCACCTTGCCGTCGGGGCAGACGGGGCCGTAGTGGCGCTGCATGCAGCAGAGGCGCACGGGGGGAAGGGTGTTGTCAGCCACGGCCCAGCGGCGCGATCATCACCTGCATGCCGAGCACCTTCCCGAGCGAGCGCAGGTTCTCCAGCACGTCGATGAAGGCGTCGCGCGTGTCCTCGTAGCCCTCCAGGCTGAGACCGGCGCGGTGTGGCTGCTGCTCGGCGTCGACGACGATCGCGATCATCCGCATCCCCTCGCGCCACTCGGGCGAGCCGGAGGTGGCGATGAGCGCGACCTCCGCGAGCCGCGTCAGCTCCTCGTGCGGCTCGTCGTAGCTGACCCGCTCGTCAGCCATCGTCCTCATCGGGATAGGCCCCCGACAGGACTTCGATCTCCTCGCGTCCCTCCCTGCGCCTGATCGCGTTGCTCTTGTCGAGGCAGGCGCGGCAGATCGGCATCCTGACCGCGCGCGCCCGCGCGGCGGCGAGGCCGTCGGGCGCCGGGTCGATGTCGAGCGGTTTGCCCGTCAGCGGGTCGATCGGGAGCGACGGCACCAGCTCGGGGTGGAAGCGGAAGAACCGCTGGCACGACCAGCACGGAGCCATCACGAACCAGTGCTCGGGATCCCAGTCGTCCTCAGCCACGGTGGGCGATCCAGATGTGGTCGAGCGCGCGCTCGCGTTCGATCCAGGCCGAGGCGTCGCCGTTCACAACCTCCTCGCCGCGCAACCCGTACAAGGCGATGCAGTAGCGGCAGGCGAAGACGGCGCCGTGACCGGCGATCACCACCCGCACCGGCTCGTCCCAGTCGATCTCGGGGAAGCGCGCCTTCAGCTCTCCCTCGCGCTCAGCCATAGCGCCTCCTCCGCTGCGCGCGCTGGAACGAGCGCCGCACCATGTTGGCCGAGGCCTCGTCGGCGGACGAGTAGCGCTCGGAGACGGCGCGCGCGAGGCGCCAGACGTGGTCGCCCTTCAGCTTCTTCAACTCCTCCTCGAAGCCCTTCGTGAAGGTCGCCTCCAGGATGACGATCCCGCGCCCGGTCAGCGTCCAGCGCGCGGGATGCACGGGCGGCTCGATGTTCTTGGCAACGACGCCGTAGCGCACCATCCAGGAGAGTCGCTGGCCGACGACGTAGTTGCGCTCCGTGCTCTCGGGATCGAGACCGATCGCGTCGGCCAGCTCGCGCGAGCTGACCCAGCCGTCGGCGTCGAGATTGTCCTTCACGAGCGCGAGCAGCTCCTCGTCCGAGAAGGCGTACAGGTCGAGGTGGATGCGGCCGTTGCTACTCACGGCCTGACAGTGTTATTGGGGGCTGTCGACGACGGCTCGCCGATCTTCGCGGTCGCGACGAAGATGTTGCCGCCGCCGCGTCCGCGCATCACCTTGACGAGCCGCACCTGGCCGCGCTCACGCAGCCGCGCGAGCGACTTCGAGACCGCGTCCCTGCGCGTCTGCTCGCTGCCGTTGCCCTCGAAGTGATCGAGGACCTGGCCGCTCCGGAACTCGCCCTCGGCGAAGCGGCTGGCGATGATCTGCCGCACCTCCTCGACCTTGCCCTCGCTGATCGTGTAGGGCGCGCTGCGCGTCTCGCTGCGGCGCAAGCCGCCGTTGCGCGGTCCCGGCTTCGGCGCCTGCGGGTCGGCGGCGCGCAGGACGCCGCGCAGCCTGCGCCGCTCCTCGCGCACCGCCAGCAGTTCCTCCTGTAGCTTCTCCTCGCGCGCCTCCAGCTCCTGGTCGAGCCGGGTGATCGGCGCGAGCAGCGACTGAAGGCTCTTGCTCGCCGACTGAAGCTCACTCATGGACTCCTCCTCTGGTTTGGGAACACAGCCAGTCTAGGAGGAGCGGGTGACGAGGCACGAGAGGTCGCCCGCTCTCGCAACTGCCTGTAGCCCGGCAGTCTGCCAGAAACGTTACGCTGATGGCTCCATGAGCAGCGGCCGTCGCGAGACGGTCCTCCTTATGGTTGGGAACGGGGCGGGCCTCTCCCCTCAACGTTCGGCGTTGGGGAGGGGTACCCGCCCCGACACTTTTCGGGAGGTGGGATGAGCAGCATCTACATCGACGGCTCGACACCGCTCGACGCCGCGCACATGAACGCGCTCCAGCAGAAGGTCGAGAAGGCCGCGGTCAACGGCTACGCCTCGCTCGACGCCAGCGGCAGGGTGCCGGTCTCCCAGCTCCCGACGACCGCCGCGCTCGCGCCCGCCTACGGCACCACCCTGCCCGCCAGCCCGGTCGACGGGCAGGAGGCGATCCTGGTCGACTCGACGACGGCGCCGACCTACCAGTGGCGCTTCCGCTACAACGCAGGCAACACGACCGCGTACAAGTGGGAGTTCGTCGGCGGCTCGGCGCAGCACGGCGAGTCAACCGGCGGCGGCACGCTGACCGGCGGCGGCGTCTGGTCCGCCTTCACCGGCATGACCCTGACGCTGCCGCGGGCTGGCGTGTACCTAGTGCAGGGCGGTTACCGCGGGACAACGCCGGGCACGGGCACGGGCGCCTATCACGTCGGCTACGCCCCCAACGGCGCGATCGACCAGAGCGTCGGCGACTGGCAAGTGGCTGCCAGCAGCGACTTCGCCATCGCTGGCCCGGAGCGGTCAATGACGTTTACCGCCGTCGGGAGCACCGTCGGGCTGTGGTACTGGGCCACCTACGCCGCGACCGTCGGATTCCCGCTCTGGCTGTCGGTGCGGCCGCAGCGGGTGAGCTAGATGGCGTTCCCATCCACCTTCGTCGACGTCCAGAACAGGAGGTACAGCATGGCAGCCAGCAAGCGCGGGATGGGCTTCAAGGCAGCCCAGTCGCAGATCGCCAAGCGCCAGGGGATCAGCCAGGAGCGCGCCGGGGCGATCCTCGCCGCCGGGGCGCGCAAGGCCTCGGCGAAGGCGCGCAAGAAGAATCCAAATCTGCTTCGAGTGAGTGGAGTCGGGAAGTCGAAGGCGAAGAAGAAGTGAGGGTCGAGCCGCTCCCGCCGGAGCTGCTTGTTCTGCGGAAGATTCTGGGCAAGGACGAGTGTTGGGTCTCGCCGGAGGAAGCGCTCGATACGAAGGGATATGGGGTTGTTCAGCTTCGCCGCGGTGACGAGTCGAACACGAGGCGCGCTCATCGAGTGATCTACGAGTGGGCCTACGGGCCGATCCCTCCGGGCATGGATCTCGACCATCTCTGTCGAAACCGGGCGTGCTGCAATCCGCGGCATCTGGAGGCGGTCAGTCGAAGTGAGAATCTTCGACGTGGTTTCGAGGCTCGGGGCGAGCGAACGCACTGCAAGCACGGTCATCCGCTCGAAGGTGAGAACCTGCGGCTCGTTCATCGGAAGGGTCAAAACCCCCAGCGCATCTGCCGCGAGTGCAACCGGATCTACTGTCGCAACTGGTACGCAAAACGAAAGCGCGAAAGGAGTGAGGTTTGATGGCGCGGCGCAGATCGAGACGTGGGCCGCTCGGGATGATGGGGCCGCTGATGATGCAGGGCTGGACGGCCGAGCACGCCGCCCGGATGATGGGCCGCTCGGTCCCCTCGGCGCGTCACCCGGCGCCCAAGGGCAGCGTCGACATGTTCCGGGCGCCGCGCTCGGAACTTGGGATCGGCAAGCGGCGCTGATGGCGAAACGGGTACCGAGGACGAAGGCCGGGAAGCAGGCGAAGGTGAAGAGCGTGATGGACGAGTGGAAAGCCGGGACGCTTCACTCCGGCTCGAAGAAAGGCCCGGTCGTCCGAAGCCAGAAGCAGGCCGTTGCGATCGCGCTCTCGCAGACCGGCCAGGCACGCAAGGCGAAGGCGAGGGGGAAGCGATGAGCGAGCAAGACGACGAGCGGCCGTTCCTGGGGGTCACCGACCCGCCCGAGATCGGGGCGACCGCGCCGCCGGTCGAGACCTTCAACGTCTGGATCATGGCGAGCGATCAGACAACCCAGGAGACGCACGTCGGCGCCGCCACCGACCTGCCCTCGGCGGTCGCGATCTGCTGCGCCGCCTACTCGTTCCTGCAGGAGCGCTACCAGAAGACCGGGCGGATGGTCACCGTCTTCGACGGTACCAACGCCGCCGTCGCCTGGATCGGCGTCATCTACCAGTGAGGAGGATCTGATGTCAGGACGCTCGAAGGCGCTCAGGCCCGACGCCCCCGCGGAGGAGTGGGCTTCGGCGTCGGTCAGCCAGGATCCCGTCAACGGCAGCGGCGAGGTGATCAGCTTCCGCGACGCGCCGTTCGCGCCGCAGAACATGTGGGGCGAGACGCGCAAGCCGAACCCGCCCGACGTCTACCAGGCCGAGTTCCCGGAGGACGAGGGAGCGAACTAGCCGCACGCCGCCCTCACGGGCGAGGCCACGTCCCCGACCAGGAGGTTGCCCGTGAGGTGGCTCGCGCCCCTCATAGCCGCGCTCGTCCTCGCCGCCTACATCGAGGCGAGGGCGCACGCATCTCGCTCGACATCCCAACTCTGGAACGCCTTCCTCTGCATCCACGACTACGAAGGGAGCTGGGGTGCCGACACCGGCAACGGCTACTACGGTGGCCTGCAGATGGACTACGGCTTCATGGCGACCTACGGCGCCGAGTACCTCCAGGCCTGGGGACCGGCCGACAACTGGCCTCCGGCCATTCAGATGGCGGTTGCGATCCGCGCCTACCTGTCCGGGCGCGGTTTCCAGCCGTGGCCGAACTCCGCTCGCCTGTGTGGTCTCATCTAGCTGGGGCTGGCAGGACGGCGAGACCCCGGCCTACGGCGTCTGCGTGAGCTGCGGGCAGACGCTCCGCTTCGACCGGCTCGACCTGCTCGTCGAGCATATGGAGAGGTGTAGTGAATGAATCTCTACGAGATGATCCGCGACGAGGACGTGTCCGGCGTCAGCGGAACCGGCCCGGTCGGCGAGATCGTCGAGTTCGAGTCGGGCTGGGTCGCGGTGTCGTTCTACGGCTTCACGGCCGATGTGCCGAACGTGATCGTCTACTCCAGCCTCGCGGACGCCGAGAAGATCCACGGGCACGCGGGGCGCACCCGCCTCGTCGAGCGAGAAACGCCCGAGGACTTCGTCGGCGAGTACGGCTGGCAGCCTGCCGGGGTAGAGAGCCGTGACGGTAGCGCCGGTCAGCCCTGAGCTGGTCGAGCGCTTCCGCGTCGCCTACCAGAAGCGGCTCGACGAGCGCGAGGCGGCGCTATCCCATCCGGCCGTGCTGCTCGACCGCGTCCTCTGCATCGACCAGAAGACCGGCGAGCGCTTCGCCTTCCAGCTCTCAGACCCCGAGGCGGGCTGGTACTGGCAGCGGCGGGTGCTGGACAAGTGGATCACCCACCCGCTCTCGATGGTGCTGAAGGCCCGGCAGATCGGGATCACCTGGCTCGCCGCGGGCTACGCGCTCTGGAAGCTGCTCGTCCTCCCCGGCACCAGGGCGCTGATCGTCTCGATCAACGAGGACGAGGCGATCAAGGTCGTCAACCGGCTCTACGACATGTTCGAGTCGCTGCCCGGCCACCTGCGTTTCGACGCCGAGATCTCGAAGCCGACCCGCGGCGCGCGCCCGACGACGCTGATCGAGTTCAGCTTCCCCGACGGCAGGATCAGTAGCGTCGTCGGCCTGCCCTCGACCAGGCGAGCCGGTCACGGCGAGACGGCGACGATCGTCCTCTTGGACGAGTACGCCCGCCACGAGTACGCGCAGGCCTCGTGGAAGGCGCTCTTCCCGACCGTCGATAACGGCGGGCAGCTCGTCGTCATCTCGACCGCGAACGGCGTCTCGAACGAGCTGTCGGGCGAGGGCAACTTCTTCCACCACCTGTGGGTCAACCAGGAGAGCTATGGGATCGACGGTCAGTTCCTTGCCTGGGATCTCCACCCGGATCGTGACGAGGACTGGTACGCCACCCATGCGCGTGCGCTCCCTTCCGCGGATCGAGCGGAGCAGTTCCCCCGTACCCCCGAGGATGCGTTCATCAACACCGGGGAGTGCTGGTTCGACCTCGAAGCCCTAGCCTGGTACTCCGAGCACCACGTCCTCGCCGAGGACAAGCGCATGCGCTTCATCGTCAACGAGACGGGGGCGAAGGCGAAGGTGCACTACCAGGAGCGCGGGCCGGTGCGGGTGTACGAGAAACCCGAGCCGGGGCACGACTACGCGATCGGCGCCGACGTCGCGACAGGAAGAGGCCTCGACTACTCGTGCGCATACGTGATCGACCTCTCCTCGATGGCGCTCGCCGCCGAGCTGCACGGCAAGCTCGACGCCGACGAGTATGCCGAGCAACTCCACTACCTCGGGCGCTGGTACGGCGGCGCCAGGCTCGCGATCGAGATGGGCGGCGGCTACGGCGAGCCGGTGATCATCAGCCTGCGCGACGGGCGCAAGGGCAGGCCGCACTACCCGAAGCTCTACCGGCACACGATCGGCGACCGCCCCGACGCGCACATGCTGCGCAACTACGGCTTCCCGATCAACATGAAGACGCGTCCGCAGGTGATCAACCAGATCGAGCAGGCGATCCGCGAGAAGGCGATCCCGGCGCTGCCGCGGACGCTGATCATGGAGTGCCGCACCTTCGTCCGCCGCCGGACGCTGCCCAGCCCGCGCGCCCAGGACGGCTCCAACGACGACCGCGTGATGGCGTTCGGGATCGCGCTGGAGATGTACCGCCTCTACGGCGTCCACGAGCGCCGCTACCAGGCGAAGCCCAAGCGCAGGCGCTCGACGCTCGCGAGCTACCCGTGGGAACGTGAAAGGAGAACCGCATGAGTTCGATGCTCGACGCGCTCACCGGACCGCCCGGCGCGGGAGGGGGAGCGCCGCCGGTCCCACCGCCGGGTGGACCCGCCGGGCCGGGAGGCCCCGGACTGGCCGCGCTGCTCGGGCCGGGGCCGGGAGGCCCTCCGCCGCCCGACCTCGACGCCGGACGCCACCCCGACGACGTCTACGACACCTCGATGCAGGCGCTCGACGTCGCCGAGCACGCGCTGCAGGCGTTCGTGCGCATGGACCACGACGCGCCCGACAAGGCGCTGGCGGCGAAGGCGCTCGCGATCGTCACCCAGATCAAGGGCGGGCACCAGTCCGACGCGCAGAAGGGCGGCGGCAAGAGCCTGATCCGCGCGATCGGCGGGGCGCCGGGCCTGCCGGGACTCGCCTAAGTGTCGACGAGCTTCGACGCGCGCGGCTCCGGCAGCGGCTCGATCGAGGGCGGCGGCGGACGGGCCGGTCGCGGCGGGCGCACCGCCCAGGCCGCATTCGACGAGACGCGCGGTCGGGTCAGCGGCCCCGGCGGCTCGATCCAGGGCGGAAACGACACCGTCAACAACGTCGATCCGTACACCCAGGTTCCCAACTACGACGCGCTCACCCTGGTGGTGAACGCGGTGCAGAAATGCGAGCGCGACTACCACAACGAGTTCGTGCGCAAGGTCGAGAAGCGCTACATGTCCTACCGCGGGCTGATGCAGGACTCCGACCTGATGCAGGCCGACAGCGACCCGACCGAGCAGTGGCGCTCGCAGATCACGACCCCGTACGTGCTCAACACCTGCGAGGGGATGCTCGCGACGATGCTGGAGCCGCGCCCGCGCTTCGACGTGCAGCCGCGCCCGCACCCCGACGAGCCGATCGACGCGATTCTCTCGCGCATCAGCTCGATCGATGCGATCGAGGACACGCTCACCTACGCCTTCGACCGCGACCACTTCGCCGTCAAGCAGCGGCCGTTCATGCAGCAGGACATGATCGCCGGGCTGAGCGTGCTGAAGACCTACTGGCGCAGCGAGACGCGCAAGGTGACCAAGCTCGGCGCGAAGACGATGACGATCGCCGACGCCTTCGGCCAGCCCTACGACCGGCTGACCGTCTACCAGGAGGAGGAACCGGCCGACACGCTCGTCACCGACGACGCCTGCTGCGAGGTCGTCGACGTCCGCGACTTCTTCTGGCCGGGCGTCGCCTCCAGCCCGGAGAAGGCCGAGTTCCTGATCCACCGCACCTGGGAGACCTGGGACTCGCTGAAGCGCAAGGAGAACGACGGCTACTTCGACTACGAGAACGTCGACCTCTTGAAGCACGGGATGGGCACCAGCTCGGTGCCGCAGACCGCGCAGGTGACCGCGCGCGAGATGCGCCTGCGTCACGTCGACCGTACCTGGCAGCTCGTCGAGATCCTGGAGTACTGGACGCCCGAGCGTGTGGTCACGGTCGGCAACCGCTTCGTCGTCCTCCAGGATCGCCCCAACCCGTTCTGGGGCGGGCGGATGCCGTTCATCGTCTGCTCGGGGATGCCCGACGCCTTCCAGATCCCCGGCCTCTCGATCGTCGAGGCGCTCGCCCAGCTCCAGGAGATGCTCTGGACGCTGCAGAACCAGCGCCTCGACGTCGTGCGCATGCTCGCCAACGTGATCACGCTCGTCCGCTCCGACGTCGACGACCCCGAGGCGTTCGTCTGGGAGCCGGGCGCGACCTGGCTGGTCGAGGACCCCGGCCAGGTCTCGCCGCTCCAGCCCGACTCGGCCGCGGCCGAGATCACCCTCCAGGCCGAGGGCCTCTTGAAGGGCGACCTGCAGAACATCATGGGCGGGTTGCCGATGAACGCGCAGACCGCCGGTTCCGACCTCGGCGACGCGACCGCGACGACGGCCTCGATCATCACCACGATCGCGCAAAGGCTGATCCAGGCGCGCAAGCAGCACTACCTGTGGGCCTACGCCAAGGTCGCCAAGCACTTCCTGCTCCTCTACCAGCAGTTCCTGCGCGAGGAGCGGGTCGTGCGCATCCTCGGCCAGCAGGGTGCGCTCGCCTACCGGACGGTCACCCCGCTCGAAGTCCAGGGCGACTACGACGTCACGATCGACGTCACCGCCGACTCGCTGATGCGCCAGGAGCGCAGGGCCGAGGCGCAGTCGCTGCTGCAGATGGCCTCGCAGTTCCAGCCGATCTTCGCCCAGACGGGCACACCGCTCAACCTGAAGGCGTTCATGGAGAAGACGCTCGACGCCTACAACGTCACCGACAAGGATCGCTACTTCCTGCCGAAGCCCAGTCCGCAGGGAGCGCCAGCCGGACCCCCCGGCCCGCCTGGTGGACCGCCGGGAATGCCGCCAGGCCCTCCGGGTGCGCCCGCAGGCCCACCGCCCGTGCCTGGCGGCCCCGGCGCTCCGGTCGGCGTCACCAACCCGCAGCTCGCCGCCGGGCCGACCTCGCCCTCGAACGTGCAGACGATCTCGCCGGAGGCGGCGATGCAGCGCATGCTGGCGATGCAGGGCGGCGGCAACAATGCGCCGAGGCCGGGTGGCTAGGCCGCGCGGCCGGGTGATCAGCCTGGAGGAGCGGCGCGAGCTGCTGCTCCGGCGCGGCGAGCTGTCCGGTCTCGCTCAGCTCTCGAACTGGCTGATCCTCGGCGCGGTGATCGAGGAGGAGGTCGACCGGATCAAGCGCGCGATGATGGCGCAGATGATGGGCAAGGGGATCAGCCTGGAGGAGCAGGCGTTCATGCGCGGTCGGATCATCGGCCTGCGCGCGGCGCGCTCGATCCCCGAGCACGCGCTCCGCGCCGAGCTGACCGAGAGCAGTCCGATAGAGGAGGAGGTGGCAGCCAGTGAGTGAGAGGTCGATGGCCGATGTTCTGCTCCAGGGCTGGGACGACGACGACGAGCCGGTGCAGGCGATCGAGCCGCCCGCGCTCGTCGAGGAGGAGCCGGAGGAGGTCACGGCCGCGCCGGAGCCGGAAGAGGTCACGGCCGCGCCGGAGCCGGAGGCCGAGCCGGAGCCGGAGCCGGAGCCGGAGCCGGAGCCGGAGGAAGAAGAGGAAGAGGACGTCGCCGCCCTGCTCAGCCTGGAGGGCTTCGACGTCACCGACCTCGACGTCCGCGCCTTCCTCGCCAAGTACCAGGACGATCCGCTGAAGGCGCTGCGCGGCGCCGCCGAGCTGCAGCGCCTGTACGGGCGCCAGGGCGGCGAGCTGGCCGAGGCTCGTCAGCGCACGCAGGCGCTCGAACAGTACGTCGCCCAGCAGCGCCTGCTCCAGGGCGTCAACGCACCCCTGAGCGAGGAGCAGTCGACCTGGGCCGAGCAGGCGGCGATGACCGGCAGCCCCGGCGTCTACATCGAGCAGGCGATGAACGCGGGCGAGTTCGACCTCGCCCGCGCCGTCTGCACCTACTGGGCGCGCGAGGATCCCTTCAACGCCAACCGCGCCGGGCAGCTCGTCGACATGCGCCAGCAGCAGTCGCAGCAACCGGCGATCCCGACCGAGGCCCCGACCGAGGTGATCCTCGGCGCGCTGTTCGACAACGTCCCCGGCATGCGCGAGTGGGAGCCGCAGATGGTCAAGGTGTTCGAGAACCTCGGCCCCAACCACCACCTCGTCCAGGAGGCGCGCTCGACCAACATCGACGCCTCGATGCGCGCCCTGGTCAACATCTTCGAGATCGCCAAGGCGTCCTCGGCCAGCGTCGAGGAGCAGCGGACGGCGATCAAGAGCAAGGCCCGAGCCGAGGCCAATGGCGCCAAGGCGAAGGGAGCAGTAACATCAGCGACGAACTCGCCCGGTTCCACCCCCGAGACACCCCGGATCGAGCTGATGCCGGGCCTCACCCTGGAGGAGCTGGAGACCGAGTTCGCCAAGCCCTAGGCCACCGGGCCTCCCCTAGGAGACACCCCGCAGCCGAAGCGACAACCCAGTCACTTCGTTTGCAAGGGAGGACAGCCGCATGGCTGGCACGATCGTCCAGGGCAACATCCCGACCGAAGGTCAGGTCGGGCCGAGCGCGGCCACCGCGTTCGGGGGCGAGCGCATCATCGACATGGACGAGAAGATCAGGATCCTGCGTCCTGACGAGACCCAGTTCACGACGATGACCTCGCGCACGCCCACGCGAGTTGCCACCTCAGAGAAAGTCCACTGGCTGGAGGAAGAGGACTTCCCGCGGATCGTCACCTCGACCGCGGCCCAGCTCGCAACGGATACGACCATCACGCTCACCGCCGGTCAGGGGCTGATCGTGATGGGCAACGACATGCTCCGCAACATGCGCTCCGGCGAGATGGTCAGGGTCGTGTCGGTCGCAACCGACGTGGTCACGATCGCCCGCGGCGTCGGCTCGATCGCCGCCGCGGCGGTCAACGCCAACGACGTCTGGCTCGTCACCGGAGACGCCCAGCCGCAGGGGTCGGACTTCCCGACGCCTCGCTACCTGGCGCGTGTCGTCGGCTTCAACTACACCCAGATCACCCGCACGGCCTGGGGCTTCACCCGGACCGACACACAGATCAACAAGTACGGCGGCAAGGAGCCGCAGAAGGAAGCGAAGCGCAAGGCACGCGAGCACAAGAAGAAGTGGGAGATGACCGGCTTCTTCGGCGCTCGCTCGTTCGCGTCAGCCGTTCCGCCTGAGAACAACCCCCGCGGCACCGCCGGAGGACTGGTTGAGTTCATTCAGACGAACAAGCTGAACAGCGCGGGCGTGCTCTCGCCGACCTTCTGGGACTCGTTCGTGACGTCGTGCATGTCGGTCGGTTCGATGAACAAGGTCGTCTTCGCCGCACCCGCGGTCGTCCAGTGCATGTCGAGCTGGAACCGCAGTGGCATGGGTAGCCAGTGGGACCCCGGTGGCTTCGGCCACAGCCGCGAGGTCTACGGCGTCGTCGTCGACGCCTACATCTCGGGCGCCTACGGCTACCAGATCCCCGTGGTCGTCAAGAAGGAATGGTCGGAGTTCCCGATCGCCAACCAGGGCTACGGGGGCTACGTCTTCCTGGTCGACATGGACTACGTCGAGCGGCGTCCCCTGGCGGACGCCGACACGAAGCTGCTCACCGACCGGCAGCCCGCCGGTAAGGACAGCTACAACGCCGAGTACATGACCGAGGCCACCTACGAGATCGCGCACGAGCGCACTCACGGCCTGATCTACGGGGTCACGGCTCCTCCGTAGGAGACGGGGAACGGGGAGCCGGGACGGTCGCCCAACTCGGCTCCCCGCTCCACGGAGAGGAGACAGATGGCTCGTTTCATCGCCAAGTTCGGCAAGTACGCGGTGCAGGTACGGCCGCAGGTGGTCGAGGCCTACGCGACCGGCGGCGTCAAGATCGTCCAGACGCAGCTCAAAGCCGAGTTCTCGATCCATATCGCCACCCCGGAGGAGCGCGCGCTCGCGCGCCAGATGTGGACGTTCAACGGCTTCTACCAGGAGGAGGACTGGGTCACGATTGTCGAGCCGGACTACCGGATCTCGGCCTTCGACTCGATTCTCGCCCAGGCCGAACTCGGCTGGACAGACGAGGAGCGCGAGCACGTCGAGCAGACGCTGACCGACATTGCGCGCAAGATCCCCGGAGACGTCATCCGCGTCGAGCAGAAGCGGGCCGTCCCGCCGTGGCCGACCTACGACCACTTCCCCGGCAGCCGCGCCGACCTGTTGAAGAAGATCGCCGACGACGGCTTCGACCTCGCCCAGGTGCTCGTCTACGAGCGCGAGAACCAGAACCGCGACGAGATCGTCGCCTTCATGGAGGCGGCGCTCGAAGACGAGATCCCCGAGTCGGCGTACATGGCCGAGGAGGAGGAGTTGGTTGGTTAGCGAGCGCTGGCGCGAGTGGCAGGCACCGATCTCGATCGGCCACGTCCACCAGGGCCTCTGGCTCCCCGACGGGCGCGTGCTCGGCGAGGTGCAGCTCACCTGGCCCGCGGAGATGGTCGAGCGCTTCCGCGCGGGCTACGTCTGCATCCGCTGCCTGGAGCCGCAGGAGCGCGCCTGGCCGGAGCGCTGCTCGCTCTGCGGCTACACGATCCGCCGCTCGCAGGCCGAGTTCTTCGCCCACGAGTACGGCGGCGAGGTCGAGCTGAAGACGCGCGACTGGGACGCGGAGCTGGGGGGTCTCGACGAACGACGGCGAAAGGAGGAGGAGCGTGCTGCACGTCAAGATGGTCCACTCGGTCGGTGAGCTATATGTCGCGGGGCAGGAGTACGATCTCGACGACGCCACGGGCGAGCGTTTCGTCATCCTCGGCTACGCCGAGGGCGAGCTGGGTCGTGAGATCCTGCCCGACGAGTTCAACGCGCTCGATGAGGGCAACCAGCAGGTGAGCGTCTAGATGGCCTCGGCTCATTACAATCTGGCCCTCCAGGAATGGTGGAAGGCGACGATCGGCGACATCACCGCGGCCGGGACGACGGTCAACGCCCGCATCCTCAGCAGCGCCAACTACGTCTTCAGCCAGTCCCACCAGTGGCTGACCTCGCTCCCGGCCGGTCCCGTCGCCGACGTCACGCTTGGCGTCAAGACCGCCAACGGCGCCGGGGCCGACCCCGGCTGCTTCAACGCCGCCAACATCACCTTCCCCGCCGTCCCGGCCGGGGCTGCGCTCAACTGCCTCGTCGTCTACAAGTCGACCGGCACGCCCGGGACGTCGAACCTGCTCTTCTACATCGACGGCTTCTCGGTCACGCCGAACGGCGGCGACATCACCGTGCAGTGGCAGCAGTCGGTCCCCTGGATCGCGAAGCTCTAGGGGGCTAGATGGCCTCGACGGTCATCTCGATCGTCGGCACCTTCAAGAGCGCCCAGATGCTCGTCGGCGCGGTCGGCACGGGCGTCGTCGGCGTCAACCCGCCCTTCTTCGACGCCTCGATCACCGGCCAGGAGATCACGGGCGACGGCAGCGTCGCCTACGGCGTCCCCGGCCAGCAGCTCGGCGCCGTCACCGTCATCGCCGGGCCTGTCGCGGCGCCCGGCGGCGTCCCCTCCGCGCAGGCCTTCGGCGCGGTCGGCGCGGCGATCACGACCACCGTCCACGTCGGCGCCGTCCCCTCGGCGCAGGCGTTCGGGGCGGTCGTCCCCGCCTTCAAGCAGACGCTCCGGCTTGCCGGACTCGGCTCGGCGCAGGGCTTCGGCGTGGTCACGATCCACGCCGCGATCACCGAGCCGAGCGGCGGCGTTCCGAGCGCACAGGCCTTCGGTGCCGTCCACCTGCTCTACCCGCAGTGGATCGGCCTCGGCGGCGTCGTCTCCGCGCAGGCATTCGGGGCGGCGGCGACCGGTCTCCTCGTCCTCAACGTCTGGCTGCACGATCTGACCTGCATCGAGACGCCGATCCCGTCGATCACCGATCTGGTGATCTGCGGCGACGGCCACGTCTGCGGCGGCGTCTCCTTCATCGTCCCGGCATCCCCGCCGATCACCTCGTTCAGCCCGGCGATCCTGAACGAGTTCCTCTGCGGCGACGGCACGGTCGTCGACGGCGAGTCGATGATCACCCCGATCGTCTGTGTCTAGCGAGGTGTAAATGACGAGCTACGCGCAACAGGTTTGGCAAGATAACGTCACACCGGTCGACTCGGCGCACATGACCCATATCGAGCAGGGGATCGGCGGCGCGCTCGCGATCCCGAGCTACGGCACGAGCCTCCCGGCGAGTCCCGTCGACGGGCAGCGCGCGGTGCTGGTCGACTCGACCACGAACCCGAGCTACCAGTGGGAGTTCCGCTACAACGCGGGCAGTACGTCGGCGTACAAGTGGGAGTTTGTCGGCGGCAGTCCGGCGCGGGCCGACGTCGCCACGAGCGAGTCGACGACGGCGTCCCCCTGGGTCGACCTGGCGACGCCGCAGCGGATCACGGTGCCGCGCGCCGGTGACTACCGGATCCAGTACGGCTGCACCGGCGGTTGCACCAGCAAGGGCAGCGCGCTCCAGGTTGCGAGCACCGTTGGCGGCTTGATGCAGATCACCGCGCCGGACGTCAACTACGGCGCGAGCATGTCGATCGACGTGATCGTCGCCGCGATCGCGGCGTCCACCGTCACCTCGCTCCAGTTCGGCGTCACCTTCGGCGGCACCGCCAGCTTCAGCCAGCGCTACTACCACATCACCCCGGTCAGGGTGAGCTGAGAATAAGGGAGGTGAATCATGGCACCGATCACAACGCCGAACGGCATGCAGTCCGGCAAGGACTCGACTGAGCTGACCTACCGGCCCGGCTACAACAAGGGCTGGGAGAACGGCGGTACGACGCGCAGCACCGGGTACGCGAACGAGTCGATCAACTCGGACGCATTCTTCACCTGGAAATACCAGCGCGCACAGGATCACAAGAACATCCACAACTACGGCGAACGCTAAGGAGGACAGATGTCGAGCGTCAGCGAAGAGACGAAGCTCCCGCTGCCGAACAACGATCCACAGGCGGGCTACCTGCCGCGCGACCCGTCCGGGGTCTTCGCGACCGGCACGGTGCCCGACGTCGAGCAGGAGGCCTACGACGCCAACGTCAAGGAGTACGAGGACGCGGTCAAGAACGTCGAGGAGGGCGAGGACAAGGTCGTCAAGGAGCGCCAGGTCGAGGCCGAGAAGGCCCAGGCCGAGAGCGCGGAGACTCAGGAGGAGACCGTGCAGACGCGCGGGCGCAGGACGACGGCGCTGCGCGAGGACTAGCCGTGACCGAGTGGTGGGAGAAGGCCTATAACGGCGGCGAGATGTGCAAGGTGGCCGGGTTCCCGCGCCCCTGTTATCCGCCAGACGCCGCGCAGTACGGGCACCCGCACTCGGTCGACGGGCCGGATGTCGAGGCGTACAAGATCACCGTCAGCCGCGCCGGGCGCTGGCCCTGGCAGGACTTCGACCGCGACTACTCAGACCCGTTCGCGCACGGCAAGAGCGGCATGGTCCCGGAGACCGGCGTCGCCGGGATCCAGCGGCAGCAGCACATCGACGACACCGGCTGGATCGGCAAGACGACCTTCAACTGCCTGCGCTCGATCATCATCCCCGAGCCGCTCGACCACGCGGGCGAGTACGCGATGAACGCCTACGCCGTCAGCCTGATCAACGAGGCCTGGACGATGTTCGAGGGCCACGAGCCGCCGCCGCCCGACACGCGCACGGTGCGGCTGAAGGCGCTCGACCTCGCCAAGACGCAGATCGGCTACGCCGAGACGGGGAACAACTACAACAAGTACGGCGACTGGTACGGGATGAACTACCAGCCCTGGTGCGCGATTTTCGTCACCTGGGCGTTCGAGACGAACGGCCCCGTGACCTCGCCGAGCTTCGTGCGCGGCTCCCGCTACGCCTACGTGCCATACATCGTGGGCGACGCCAGGGCGGGGCGTTACGGCCTGCACACGACCGGCGCCCCCATCCCTGGCGACCTGGCTTGCTACGACTGGAACTGGAACGGCGAGCACGACCACGTCGGCATCTTCGAGGGCTGGGCGTCCGGCAACAGCTTCAAGGCGGTCGAGGGCAACACCTCCTCGGCCGACTACTCCAACGGCGGCATGGTGCTGCGCGTGACGCGCTCGACCTCCAGCCAGGGGACGGTCTTCGTCAGGGTCGACGAGCCGTGATGTGTCCTCGCTCGAACTCATCGCCGCGATCGGTGCCTTCGTCTCTGCGGTCGCGAGTGCCATCGCCGCCTGGTTCGCGGTCAGGCTGATGCGCAAGGACTGCGACAAGCGCGTCGAGGCGTTCCGGGAGGGGATCGAGGTGGGCCGTGAACGCTAAGCCGCTCGTACTGCTCGGATCGTCGCTCGTGCTTGCGAGCGGCGCCGGGTTCCTGACCTCGCAGGCGGTCGGCGTCGGCGCTCAGGCGCCCGCGAAGACCGTCACGATCAACGTCGCCACCGGGCCAGCGGGACCGGCAGGCCCGGCGGGTCCGCAAGGGCCACCCGGCCCGGCGGGGACGACGGCCTGCCCGACCGGCTTCAGCGAGGGTGAGCTGGTCATCAACCACCCCGGCGGGCAGACGCTCGTCTGGACCTGTATCGGCAACTAGCGTGACCTCGACCGACTGGTTGATCGTCGCCGGGATCGCGGGCTGGCTGATCTTCATCGCGCTGCTCGTGATCTGGAGCCTGCTGCGCAGGCCCCCCGACCCGCGCGTGCAGCGGCTGCGCGTCGGCGTCTTCGTCGAGCGCGATCGCCGCGGCGAAGCCACGCCGGGCGGCTGGGGCGACTACGAGGAGCAGCCCACGATCGAGTACCCACCTCCGAAGGAGCAGACGTGAACCTCTCGCAGATGCGCACCCAGGTCGTGCAGTGGCTCGGCCTCCAGGACTTGACGAGCTACAGCGAGACGTCGATCGTCGAGCAGCAGCTCTTCAACGGCACCGTCGACCTGCTCTCGCGCACCCGCTGCGTCGTGCGCTGCGTCCAGCTCCGCACCGTCTCAGGCCAGGACGAGTACACGCTCGATCAGGGAATCATCAGTCTCGTCGACCTGGAGGACGGCAACCGCTGGCGGCTGCGCCGCGACCAGAACCTCTCCGACCCGATGCCGCCGCTCTACGGCCAGTACTACGGGCCGGAGCCGCTCCTGACCTCGCCCTACGGCTTCATGCTGATCCGCTCCGATGTGCTGCGGATCGTGCCGATGCCCGCCGAGGACGGCCTGATGGTGCAGACGTGGGCGGTGCTGCGCCCACAGCAGATGTCGGCCGACACCGACTCGCCCGACATGGAGCAGTTCGGCGCCGTCCCCGACGAGTTCCACGACGCGATCGTCGGCTACGCGCTCTGGAAGTGCGCCGACTACACCGACGACACGCCGACCCAGAACGGCGAGTACTACCGCGTCCTCTACGAGGGCCAGGACGGGCGCGGCGGCAGGCTCAGCCAGATCCGCATCCTGATCAACAAGCGCGGCACCGCGCGCGGCATCCGCTCCAGGGTCAGGCTCACCTCGCCGTCGGCGTCGGGGGCGTACACGGGCTGATGGGTCAGCCGGTCTCAGTCCTGCGCGGCGCCCGCGCCTTCGCCCGCGACATGGCGCGCGACCAGATGGCGCCCGGCTACCTCTGGGACGTGCGCGACTACGTGCCGATGATGATCGACGCGCTGCTGACGAGCCGCGGCGCCTGGATCTGGGGCACGTCCACGACCGCTGGCGCCGACTACGAGGCGGGCATCCTCGCGCCCTACATCGCCGGGGAGCAGATCCTCGCCGCCGCCAACGGCCAGCTCTACCAGGTCTCGAACACCTCGCCCTACCCGATCACCCTGCGCGGCACCGTCCCGGTTGCGAGGCAGAACCCGGTGATGCTGTTCGACTCGGTCATCTGGATGGACGGCTCCGGCGCACAGAAGCCGTACATCGTCAACTCGTCCGGCGCCCCGTTCCAGATCAGCGGCGCGAACGCGCCCAACGTCAAGCTCGGGACGATCTGGGGCGAGTACTTCGTCGGCGGCAACCAACCCGGACACGAGGACACCCTCTACTGGGGACCCCCGAACGACATCACCCAGCCCTGGGACGCGAACGCGCTCACGCGCACCGCCAACCAGATCACCGGGCTGGCGGCGTTGCGCACGATCATCATCGTCTTCCACCCCGGCTCGGTCGAGCGCCTGCGCGGCTCGCGCCCACCGGCCGGGACGACCCAGGGCGACATGATCCTGGAGCCGCTGTTCAAGCAGGTCGGCCTGACCGAGCCGAAGACGATCGCCTACTGGAACGAGAACGTTGTCTTCGCCGACGAGCACGGCGTCCACATCACCGACGGCGCCGTGCTGCGCAACCTCGTCCAGCAGGGGTCGATCCAGAGCTACTGGCGCAACCTCTACAACAACAAGGTCAGCATCTGCGGCGCCGTCTTCCTCGACTACTACATCGTCTCGGTCAACCGCACCGACGGGATCACCGACACGCTCGTCTGTGACCTGAACCAGCGGCTCTGGTTCCGCTTCACGAACCTCGTCGTCACCTGCCTGTTCGAGTCGAGCGGGACGATCGGGATGGAGCGCCTGTTCGCCGGGATCGTCGGCACCCAGCGGCTCGCGCGCCTCTCGGGCTGCTTCTTCCCCGCACGGGTCGGGGCGGTCAACGTCGACGGCAACGGCGTCAACGTCCAGCCCTACCTGGAGACGAGCTTCTACAAGCTCAGCCAGGAGGGGCGCAAGCGGCTGCGCTTCGTCTACCTCTCCTACGACGCGCGCATGGGCACGCTCGCGCAGTCGGCCGAGCCGGTCGGTCAGATGGCAGCCTGGCAGGAGCGCTTCCGCCCGGAGGAGTTCGTCCCCGTGGAGCAGCTCGACCTGCAGCCGCAGGCGTCGGCGACCCAGGCGCTCCAGTGCGCCTACATCCTGAACCCGCAGGACACGACCTGGACGACCGCGGGCACCTACCCGCTCACGAGCCTGTACACGCGCAACCGGCTGCCGATCGGGAAGATGCCCTACGGGATCGCCTTCCAGATCCAGCAGATCTCGCCGACGAGCGTGACGCGGGTCAACGACATCGCGATCGAGGCGCACCCGGTCGAGCGCAGCCGTGTCTAACTACCAGTACTCCTGGGCCGACCCGCGGATCGAGAACCGGCCGCTCAGCCCGCAGGAGCTGACGATGCAGCAGCGGATGTTCGCCGACCCGCTCTCGATGCCGATGATCTTCAAGAGCTGGCTGATCTCCTGGCTGGAGATCTCGAACGTCCAGTTCCCGATGTCGACGATCATCGGACTGATGTCGACGCTCGGGTTGGAGCCGGGCATGACCGGCGCCTCCAGCATCCTGAATACCGGCTCGGCGTTCCTGTACGCGGGCAGCGACACCCCGGTGGGGACGCTTCCCTGCGACGGCTCGCTGCTCGACGTCGCCTCGCACCAGGCGCTCTTCAACGTCATCCAGTACACGTTCGGCGGCAGCGGCGCCAGCTTCAACCTGCCGAACTGGGCCGGGCCGTTCCCGAACTCGCGCTACATGATCGTCGAGTAGGAGGCGTAGATGCCAGCAGTGCTCGGAGGTGGGGCAGGCGGGCCGAGCAGCTACAGCGCGACGAAGTCGCTCGCGCCCAAGGCCCCCGCGCCGAAGGCCCCGGCAGGAACGGGAACGAGCGCCGGGTCGACGGCACCCACGGGATTGGGTGGCAACACCGTCCCCACCACGACGGTGACGACGCAGTCGCTGACCGATCCGAACGCGCTCGCGCAGTGGCAGAACGAGATCCTCGGCACCAGCGGTGTTCAGGCGGCGCAGGGCCAGTTCGACGCGACCGTCGGGCAGCTCGGTGCGACGCGCGCCGACGCGATCCAGCGCGCCGTCGTCAACGCGGGCTGGGCGCCCGACCCGAGCACCTGGAGCGGCTCGCTGTCGGGCTTTGCGCAGGACGTCACGCCGGGCACGATCGCCGCGGCGCAGTCGAACCCGATGTCGACGCGCGCGCAACTCGACCTGCAGATGCAGCAGGCGCAGTCGAACCTGCCCTACGATCTCGCCGCCAGCGGCATGGGCCGCTCGGGTGCGATGCCGATCCAGCAGGGCGGACTACAGCGCCAGTACCAACTCAACACCTACCAGGGCCAGCAGAACCTGCTCGACGCGATCAACCAGGCCGCGAGCGCGTACGGGCAGGGCTACCAGGGTGCGCTCGGCAACCTGCAGAACGCGCGCTCGGCGGCGGCGCAGGCGCTCGCGCAGCTCGCCGGGTACTCCGGCACGACGACGACCACGACGACCTCGGGCGGTGGTGGCCCCACCGACCAGACCAAGGTCGTGAAGGGGGCGCCCACCGCCGCCGCGCCGCTCTACGGTGGCCTGCCGCCCGCGAGCGTGACGCCGAACACGACGCAGGCGGCGGTGCTGCGCGCCATCCAGGCGACGACACCGCCGACGGCGCAGCAGCCGATCCCGCCGCCGAGCATCTACCGGACGTTGCGGAACACGTCCCTCTATCCGGGCTACTGAGATGGCGGGGATCAACACGGTCCGCATGCCGAGCCTGCCGAGGCCCCCGCAGGCCGGGCAGCAACAGCAGGTCAACGCGGCCGGGCAGCCGATCGGGCAGAGCGTCAACGTTCCCGGCCAGGTCGGCAGCGGGCTGCAGGACCCGTCCGGTTTCGGCTCGATGTCCGCGCTGACGCTCCCCTACGGCGGCAGCGGCTTCGCGCCCTACGGCGTCCAGCTCTCCGCGGCGACGCTGAACACGCCCTACGGCATGTCCGGCTACGCGCCCGCCGGGACGGGACTCTCCAGCCTCGGCGGCGGACTCTACGGCACCTCCGGCGCCGCCCCGGCCGGAGCCACGAACATCGCCGGGCTGTCCTCCTACAGCGCGCCGCCGAGCCAAGCGAGCTACATCACGCCCCCGGCGCAGGCCTCGTCCTACTACAACGCGCCGACGGCAAACTTCGGCCCCACTTCGACGACGCCAGCCTCGACCCAGGCGGCGGTGCAGCGTGCGATCGGCGCGGTCACACCGACCTCGACGACAACGACGCCGTCGTCGACCAACTCGCTGCTGCAAGCGCTGATGTCCTCCTACACGGGAGCCTAAGTGGCACAGACGATCCCGGGTCTCGCCGGAGCAGCCAAGAAGGTAGCGGGAGGCTCGACCGGAGTGATCGACCCGACCACACAGACGCAGAGTGCCTTCTCGACCGGCGTGCCGTCAGGCTCGAACCCCTACCAGGACACGAGTGTGACGACGGTGAACGGGCAACCGGCGATCACGGTCGGCGGCGTCACGATCCCGATGGGATCACCCACCTCGACGGGCGGCGGTCAGACGGGGCTGAACACGCTACAGAACATCGCCGCGGGGAACTTCTACGGCACGGGTCTCGGCTCGGTCGGCCAGGGAGGTCTCGGCGGTTACGGCGGCGGCGGGCAGGGGACGGTGCAGCCCTCCTACGGCGTCCAGTTCCCGTTCGCGAACTTCAAGCTGAGCTGGAACCCGCTGCCCGCGTCGCAGAGCTTCGCGACCCAGCAGTACGAGAACATGCTCGCGCGGGCGAAGAGCTACCTGCTCACTCCCCAGCAGCAGCGTACGGTCGCCGCGCAGCAGGCGACCGCGAACATCAACGCGCAGCTCGCCGGGAGCTACGCCTCCCAGCAGTCGGAGGTGAACCAGCTCGCGGCGCAGCAGATCCGCGCCGCCGGGATCGCGAAGGCGCTCGGTCAGCTCGGCCAGGGCGACGCGCAGGCCCTCGGGAACGTCTACAACCAGAGCGCGCAGACGCTGGCCGCGCTCGGGCCGAGCGTGATCAGCTCCGGCACGCAGGACATGCAGCAGCAGATGGCGACCGCGCAGGCGGCGTCCAGCGCCGCGACCGGCGGACAGGGCCAGGTCGCCTCCTACAGCCTGCCCGCGATCGCGCGGAACCTGCAGGAGATGAGCGTCGCCCAGCCCGGTAACGCGCTCGTGAACGCGGGCAACTACGCCGCGATGATGGCCGACTACCAGAACAAGGCGAACGTCGCACAACTGCAGACGATCTCCGACCAGTACGGCCAGCAGCTCTCGAACGACCTGAACCAGCGCGCCGCCGACCGCGCCACCATCATCGCCCAGCGGCCCGAGCTGTACCAGACCGCGCTGGAGCAGCAGCGCCAGGATCAGCTACAGGCACAGCAGAACTACTCCAGCGTCGTCGGCGCGTTGACGCAGCAGATCTCGGACGTGAACCAGGCGCGGATCCAGATCGCGACGGCCTACCCGCAGTGGTACGCGGAGATGGCGGCGGTCACCCACATCGACCCGGTCACCCATCAGCCGATCGGCGGCTACGTCTGGGGCGATGCGACGCACAGTTGGGTGATGAGCGCAACCGACAAGCTCGACGCGCAGATCAAGGCCGCTCAGGGCGTGCCGCTGGCACAGCAGGAGATCGCGCGCGGTCACTACTTCCAGACGGGCGCGGTCAAGAACCTGACCGACGCCGCCGTTTCAGCCGCGAACCTGAACAAGCCGGGCACGTTCAACCCGACGCTGTCTGCCTGGGCGCACACACCCGTGGACAGCGCCGGTCGCGTGCTGATCGACCCGAAGACGAATCAGCCCTACCAGCCCGGTACGTACAACGCCCCGGTCAAGCCGGGGACGAAGAAGACCTCGACGCCGCTCTCGCAGGCGCAGGTGGCGAGCCTGCAGGCCGGGGTCGCGCAGTACATCGAGGGTCTCCGCAACGGGGTCAAGAACAAGAACGGCGTCGGCTGGTTGCAGGCACCGCTGACCAACGACGCCGCCGGTCTCATCCAGGCGATCCACCTGATCGAGGACAGGAACTGGATCCAGGGATCCCCGCTCACCCAGTACACGGGAGGCGTCGCGCTGCGAACGCTCGCGAACATGTGGAACATCTCGCCGCAGAATCTCGCGCTGATGATCCAGCACAACCCGCCCGGCTCGACTCCGTGGCTCGGCCCGCCCGCGCCGCCGCCAACAGCCGCGCAGAGAGCGGCCGCCGCGGCGGCCGCGAAACAGGCTGCGCAGGGAGGGCTGTTCGGCTCGCACAGCGTCCTCGGTCAGGTCGGGCACGGCTTCGGGGTGGCCGGTCATGCCCTCACTGACTCGCTGAGCGGGATCACGCAGGGCTTCCAGAACGCGATGCCATGAGCAGCTTCAACTTCGGCCCCGGCGCCAGCAGCGGCTTCAACTTCGGTCCCGGCGGCACGGGCGGGGGCGGCTTCCAGTTCGGCGGCACGAGCGGCGCTGGCGCCTTCCACTTCGGCCCCAGTACCGGGGCTGGCGGCGGCGCCGCGGTCAAGCAGGGACCCGGCCTCTTCGGCTCGATCCTGCACGACATCGGCAAGGCCACGGTCACGCCGATCGGGCACGCGCTCGGCGACATCGGCACGGCCGGGCTGCAGCTCGGCCCCGGCATCTACGACCTCGGCAAGCTCGCGCTGGAGGATCCGAGCAAGCTGCCAGGGGTCGCGAAGGGACTCGTTCACTACTACGAGAACACCTACGACCCGCTCCATCCGCTCCGCACGCTCTCGAATATCTACAACCACCCCGGCAACTTCGCGATGGACGTCGTCTTGCCCGTCGCCACGCTCGGGGCGGGGAGCGCCGTCAGGGGCGCGGCGCTGCTCTCGAAGATGGGGATCGAGAGCGAGACCGCGGCCAGGGTCGCGTCGCTCGCGACGCGCGGCGAGCGACTCATCCGCTCGCCGGTCGCCGAGGTCACCGGCAGGGGACCGGCGCTGCACCAGCTTCTCTCGACGACGCCGATCGTCAGGCTGCGCCAGCTCGCGACGATGCGTCTCACCCGCGCGCTCGACGACCACATCTCCCAGTACACCGGCACCTCCTACTTCCAGCCGCGCCAGTGGGGCAAGCTCACCCAGGTCGGCGCGGCCCACCTCGCGCTGAAGGCGATCAGTCCGCTGCGCGACTACGAGAAGATCGTCGGGCGACTCAGCCCCGACGAGATGCGCGCCTACAACGCCCGGCCGATGGGCATCCATCCCGCCAACCTGAAGGAGTACTGGGGCGACACGCCCAACGGCAAGCAGCTCACGCCCGAGGTGATGAACCTGATGGAGAACCCGACGCCGAAGATGCTCAACGCCGAGCGGTTCGCGCGCGGGATCTCGGAGCGGGGCGCGGAGATCTTCCGCGGCGAGGGCGTGCTCAGTCGAGCCGCCGAGGAGGATCGTCCCGGTCGCTTCCGCCAGCAGGTCTCGGAGGCGCTCGGCCATCCCGTCGACACGCTCACAAACCCGGACGGCAGCGAGTTCGAGCCGTACTACCAGCCGCACGTCGCCACCGGGAAACCGGCGGGAGCGATCGGCTCGCATCCGACAGCCTCGGTCGGCGGCGGTGTCGGCCTGCCGCGCGCGCTCGGGACGAGCAAGCGCAGCTTCGGCACGCTGATGGAGAAGGGCCTGCTCGAACTCGACCGCGACGTGCTCGGCCCCGAGTTCGCGCGCCGGGTCAAGTGGCAGAAGTTCTGGAACATCCACCGCGCGCTGCGCCGGGGGGCGCTGCGCGTCAGCGAGGACGACCTGAGCGCCGCCGATCCCCTGGGCAGGCCGATCCTGCCGAAGGGCTACCAGTACATCCGCACGGTCGTGCCGAAGACGGCCGCGGGCAAGGTCGACAACCTGCTCGCGGGGCTGGAGAAGAGGCAGGCCCGCTTCCCGTCCGCGACCCGCCTGCAGGCGATCCAGCGACTGCGGGCAGCACAGGAGATGTACCGTTCCGGCCGCATCCCCGACAGCGTCGTCTCCTCGGTGCAGAAGATCCCGCCGTGGATGAAGGGCGAGGGCGAGGGCCGCGTCGCCCCGTCGCTCGCCGACGTGATGCACAACTCCGAGGACCTGCACCGCTCGGCCTTCGACGAGGGTTTCCACACCGAGGATATCGCCCAGGCGTTCAAGGACGAGAGCGGTCGCTACTACATCATCCCGAAGGCGGCGGCGCGCGCCGCTGCGGGCGAGTTCACCCGCATGGGCGACTTCGCCTATCGCTTCGTCCGACAGCCGCTGCGGATCTGGCGCTCCGCGCTGCTCGGGCTGCGCCCCGCCTACTTCGTCAACAACGCGATCGGCAACAGCCTGATGTACGCGATGAAGACCGGCGGCAAGGGCGCGATCCGCGACCTCTTGATGTCGATGTACGAGACGCACGGCCCGCGCGTCGTCAGTCGGCTCCTGAAGGACAGCTCGACACCGGCCGACATCCGCGAGGCGTTCGACAACCCCGCGGGGATGAAGGCGCTCGGCAATGCCGTCGAGCAGCGCAGGAACCTGCCCGCGCAGCGCGGCCTCGCCCAGGCCAATCCGCTCGACGCGGCCGAGCGCCCCGACTTCTACCGCGACTACTTCCCCGAGCAGCTCTGGGGCACGCAGGGCTACACGCAGTCGCCCGCCGCCGAGGGCCTGCTGCGCAACGCCACGAGCAGGGCCGGGCGCGGCTACCAGCGCGCCACGCAGGTGATGCCGCACCTCACCGCCGAGGTCACCGAGATGCCGCTGCGCCGGGCGATGATCCGCAACCTGGTCCGCCGCTCGCCCGAGTTCAAGCAGGTCTACCAGGCGATGCCGCGCGAGACGCGCACGTTCGAGCTGGCCGCGCGTCGGCTCATGCAGGGCAAGGGAGGCCCGGCGTTCCAGCGCATGATCTCGCAGGAGGTCGACCACGCGCTCGGCAACTACACACGCCTGAACGGGTTCGAGCGCAACGTGGCGCGCAACGTGCTGCCGTTCTACGCCTGGTACCGCGCCGTCTTCTCGACCTCGATGCGCCTCGCGCTCAACACACCGATCCGCGCGTCGCTGCTCTACAACATCGGGCAGATCGGCGCCCAGCAGTACGCGGCGCAGGTAGCGGCGGGCGGGCTGCAGCTTCCGAGCTACTACCTCGGCGCGCTCCCGCTCGGCGCCGGGCCGGGCGGCACGGAGCGGATCCTGAACACGCAGATCCTCAACCCGTGGGCGACGCTGGGATCCGGCTACCAGGGGCTGTTCCAGAACATCAGCGCGGCCGGTCTCAACCCGTTCGTCGAGGGCGCGCTGCAGACGTTCGCGAGCGCCCAGGGCCACGGCAAGTCGGGGAACGTCTCGCCCGGCCAGCTCCTGCTGGGACTGCTCGGCCAGACGCTGCAGGGCATGCCGGGGATCAACTTCGCCTTCCCGCCATCCCCGTCGAAGCTGCAGCCCTACAAGGGGCGTATGAGCGTGCTGGAGTCGTGGCTCGGCGTGCCGATCAAGGAGATCAACCCGGCCGTCTCGCAGCAGCAGGCGATGCTAGGGAGGTAGTCGATGGCAGCAGGATCGGAACAGCAGGAACCGGCGCCGACGAAGTGGACGCCAGCGGAGCAGAAGAGCCTGCAGGCGCAGATCGACGCGATGAAGCAGGACTGGCCGAAGAACATCTTCAACGTCGAGACCGGCAAGCTCGACCCGTTCGCCGTCCACTCGCCGAGCGACCCGACGCTCGTGCAGACGCCCGGCACGACGAACATCGCGGGCAGGCAGGTCCCGGCTCCGCAGCAGGACCGGCCGGGCGCGCGCCTGCTTCCGGGCGCGACGGCCGCGACCCCGGAAGACGTGATGCGCATCCTGCATGAGCAGTACGGCACCGACACCGGCAGGTCGAACATCGAGAACTACCGGCCGCTTCCCGGCCTGATGCCTCGCTCCGGCCCGCCGGGCGGCTACACGGGGATTCCTTCCAGCCTGCTGATGCAGCGGCTGATCAACACCGGCAACCCGCTCGCGCGTGCCGGGCCGCTCGTGACGACCCCGAACAGCCTGAGCATGCCGCCCGGCACCTACACGCCGCGGCCAGCCCCGACCGGGCCGCTGATCAACACGGGCGCGCAGGCGATGCAGGCGCTGCTCGCGCAGCGCGCGCTCGCGCACGGGCAGGCGAGTGGACTCGCGGCGTTGAAGGCGTAGGAGGTGTAGATGGCCGTTCCGAAGCTCGCCAACTGGCAGGGCCAGATCCTCCAGGGCGTGAACGCGCCGCAGTCGCCCGCGAACATCCAGGCGCTGAACGCCTGGGCGCAGGCCGAGGGCGGCAGTGCGTCGAACAACCCGTTCAACACGACGCTGACTGCGCCCGGCTCGACGGCCTACAACCAGGTTGCCGGTACCGCGGGCGTGCAGAACTTCCCGACGCCGAAGGCGGGCATCAACGCGACCGTCGACACGCTCCAGAACGGCAACTACGGCAACATCCTCACCGCGTTGAAGAACGGCGACTCGGCGATCTCGGTCGCGCAGGCGATCGCGAACTCGCCCTGGGGCACGGGCGCCGGGGTGCTGCACGTTCTCGGCGGCGGCGGCGTCTCGACGCAGATCTCGGGCGCACCCTCGGTCGGCCCACCACCATCCAACCGCACGCTGCAGGCGGTACCCGGCGGCTCGCCGAGGCTCCCGGCGACGAGTGGTGTTCCAGCGTCGAGTCTGCCCTCGGTCGCTGCTCCGACTCCGGGTGGCACACCGAACCTCACGGGCGCGGTTCTCAGCACGATCATGGGCGGCGGCACATCGGGCGACGTCGCGAACGCGATCATCGGTGCGGCCTCGGGCGTCGGCCCGTACGGGGTCTCGACGACATCGGGCGCCAGCAAGGATCTCGCGACCAGCGGGGCGACGGCGCCGCAGAACCTGACCACGCCCGCGCAGCAGGCGAAGGCGACGACGGGCAAGGCGACGACGCCGAACGGCAGCCAGGTCGAGTTCCAGTCGAAGCCGGACGCGAAGGATCTGCAGGCGGTCGCGCTCGCCGAGCAGTTCAAGGGGCTGCCGTACGTGTGGGGCGGGACGACGCCGAAGGGCTTCGACTGCTCGGGCCTGATCCAGTACGTCTGGGGTCGGATGGGCGTGCAGGTCCCGCGCACGAGCTACCAGCAGTTCCAGGCAGGCACACCCGTCGCCAAGGCCGACCTGAAGCCGGGCGACGCCGTCTTCTTCACCGGCTCCGATCCGCTGAACGGGCTGCCGGGTCACGTCGGCATGTACGTCGGCGACGGCAAGTTCATCGAGTCGCCGAGCACCGGCTCGGACATCCGCGTCTCGAACCTCGCGGGCCGCAACGACTACGTCGGCGCGCGCAGCTTCACGAACGCCGCGGGCACGCCGACCGGCCCGAGCGTGTCGGCGATCAAGCCGATCCCCGTCGGCGGCGTCGGGCCTCCGAGCGCGGGCGCGGCGCCGCTCGTGCCCGGCTCGTACACGACCGCCTAACAGACGCGCCCCTCCTCGCTGCAGCCGGGAGGGGCGCGCTTCGGCCTGCGCTCAGACGCGCAGCGCGGACTTCATCACCATGAACGCGCCCTCCAGGGCGCCGTCGAGCACCTGCTCGACCTCCTTGGCAAGCTGCGGGTTGAGCGCCGCGATCCGTCTCAGGGTCGGTCTCAGTCCCCTGTAGGCCTTCACCTTGACGTCGTCGAAGTAGGTCTGGCTGACCTGCTGCATGTCCTTCTTACGAACGCCGACCGTCCATTGGGCGTTGCGGGTGCGCCCGCGCCGCTCGATCACGAACTCGGTGCGGGAGTTGATCCGCGTCTGTTCGTGTAGGTAGGACTGGATCAACCTCGTCCCCTCCAGGTTGCCGATCCCGAAGAAGCTGGCGATGTCGCGGCAAACGAACGGTGCGCGACCGTTGTCTTCCTGCCAGCGTTCGAGCCAACGCTCCATGATCTCCCAGTGCGCCAGATCGGTGTTGTCGATCACGTCCCCACCTCCAGTCCGGCCATTGCTTTTGCGACCTCCAGCTCCGTCAGGAACTCGGCGAGTGACTTCTCGATGCTCTCGATCATCTCCGGGGTGAGCGACTGGTCGGCGATCAGCTCCTTCAGCGATTCGGTTGCGAGATCGAGTTCGTTCGCCACCGACATCGCCTTGAACGGAGCCAACGCCCGATCGACGCGGTTGGCTATCGCCTGCCCGAACGCCTCGCGCTCCTTGCGCTGAGCCGGTGTGAGGTTCCGTTCGTGCTCGTCGAACTGCCGCCGCGTCCGCGCGTAGCTGTCACCGAAATGAGCTTCGATCTCCTGCCTGCGTTCCCGCGGCAGTTCATCGACCATTCGTTCGATGATCTCCACCGGCTGCTCCTTCAGCACGCGGAGCGCAACACGACGATCGCTCGCGGCCTGGAACTCTCTCGGCGTCAACCTAGTCACCTGACTAGCCTGATCTGACAACTTCTGCTCGTCCCAGGCTCGAAGCCAGCGGGACACCGTTTCCTGCGGAACGCCTGTTTCTCGCCCGATCCGGGTTGCGCTCCAGTGGTGCGTGTCTCGAAGTTCGGCCATATCGGCCTGCATTCGCAGCTTGTCCTCGTTCCGCTGACCGTAGAGCGCCTTGATCTCGACGATCAGGGCCTTCGTTGTCCTGCTACCCACAGTGCTCCTCTCCGGGTGGGAGCACCCACGTCGGCAGCTCCTCGACGGCTGCGTGCAACTCGACCCGCGACGAGAACGGCCCGATGATCTCCGGGTCGATCTCCTCGGCGTGCTCGTCGTCTCCGGCGATGACCAGGAAGACGTCGCAGACCGATCGAGCGGCTACCGTTGGAGCCGACGTGGGAGTCTCCTCCTCCCTGTCCATGCCCCCGGCCTCCTCGGATGGCGCGGGGGCGCTTTCGTCAGTGCGCGCGATTCTACAGATACAAGCGCGAAATGCAAGCTTGGGGGCGGTCGTGTGATGTCGTGCGGATCGTCTGCTCTCGGGAGATAACCGCGCGGCTCCGGCCCGCCCCGAGCTGCAGTCTAACCGCAAAGGGGTCACACCGGGGTCATGCGGCTCCATCGGGAGATCAGGGCGCTCCTGTGGTTTCAAGCCAAACGAGCGCCAAGGGGTCATGCGCAGATCTGGCTCTATAGCTGGAGAAACGGGCTTCCCAAGCTGAGGGCCGTGGGTTCGATCCCCATCACCCGCTCTCGAAAAGCCCAGCAAACGAGCACATTCGGTTTTCCAG